GCCCGAACAGATCGGCCTGGTCTGATCCTTTGACCTGCGCTTTCAGGAGCAGCATCACGTCCGCTGCTTCATCTTCGTCGGGTCCTCGCACTTGTCGCCGAACACCGCCGGATCTTCAAGCTGGGCTTGGGCCTCGGTCGTCAGCGCGTTGATATCCGCCTCGGTCTTGACGGGCTGGCCCATCATCGGCGGCGGCGGCAGTTTGGCGACCGCCTTGTCATCGGGGAACAACGGGCCGGGCGGAGCCTTTGCTGCGCCATCCTCTCTTACCGGCATGGTCTTCCAGCCAGCCTTTTGCGCCGCGGTGAGCGTGCCGTTCCCGTCGGTGACCTTGTATTTCCCGTCTGGCGTCTTCTGAACCGAAATAGGGTCACGCTTCGGGAGCTTGCCGTGTGCAGCGTCCTGCATCCGCCGATGAGCCGCCTTCCCGCTCTGCTCGTTTTCCCCAGGTGTCTTGCTCGATACCAGCTTGTCCATCGGCACTTTACCGGTGGCCTTGTCGGTGTGGAAATACTTGTCGTGCTCCTCCGCCAGCTTGTGCGCGCCGAGCAGAGCTTTGTGCCTGACCTGGTGTTCGCGGCCGTGCTCGTCCTCGACCGTGACTCCGTCCGCTCCCGAAGCGACGATCTTGCCGTGCCCCTTCACCCCCTCATGCTGGAAATCAACCCAGTCGCCGTGTTCATGTTTCGCAGGCGCCGGCGCCTCTTCGGCTTTCTTCTGGCGCGGATGCTTCTCCTCTTTCGACGTGCGCACCCAGTGCCGAGTATGCCGCCCAGCTCGGTCCGTGCTGTCGCGCAGCGTTAGTCCAGGCCGCGACGTCAACGCCTTGAACAGCAGCAACGGCCCCTTTACCGGGTGGCTCAACAAATCCGGTAATGGCCGGAGTGCCTTCTGCAGCACCTCTTCCAGCCCTTCAACAAGCGGGTCGGCAGGTTGGCCGGTCGCGGTGGCATCGCCAGAGTCCTGGCCCGGGACCTCCCCATGCAGGAACCGCCGGTAGCCGGTATTGTCCTCCAGCACCGTCCCGTCGGCGCCAACGTCCGCCACCTGATACGTGTTCAGTTTGCGAGTCTTGTGGCCCAGATACGACTCGTGGTGCAGCTTGTGCCGCGCGCCCGCGCCGTCCTCGGCAGTGAACCCATGCTTTCCCACGGCGAGCACCTTGACCGTGACGACGCCTTTCGTGGGATGCTTGGCGTAGACCAGATCTTGCCGCTCGATCCCGTCAACCGGCTTTGGGGTCGTGCCCAAAGGTCACGCGGTTTGCAAAGAGCGCAATAGATAGCCCTCCAGCGGCCACACCTGCCGAATGGCGTCCTCGTAAGCCAGCTTGCGGCCGAGGTCGGCGTTGAAGTTCGCGGCCGATACCGGGGCTGATTTGCCGATCAGTGTGTAGCCGTTGTCCATCACGAGAAGGCAGATCGACAGCAAGGCCAACGATGGCATCTGCGGAGCGTCCCCGATGGCTTGGGCGCCCGTAAAGTCGTACCGTGCCGCGATTTTGGCTTCCATGCTGGCCAGTGACACCCGGGGAGCCCCCGTTGCCACCGCAGCGGCTTCCGCCTCACCCTCTTGTAAACCCATGATTTAACTCCCTGTCAGTCGCAGAATGCCACGACATTGCCCAACGTCGACATGGCAATCGATGTGTTGAACCCGCTGCCTAATGGGCTTGTTAGCATGAGAGCGGAGAACCGGCCTGCAATGAATGTGCCGGCGGCTGTCACCACCAACGTGACCGGGGCGCTGTTCTGGCTTCCTGCGCCCTTGACGACAATCTGGCCAGTGACGTTGACGTAGAGTCCGCGGCATTTCGGCGGCAGCGGCAGAGTGTCGGACGGCACCACGTTGAAAAACGAGCCGGATAGCCAGTACTGCGGCGGGCCGGCGAGCTGCGGCCCCCAGAGCCCGGATGGAGTTTCGAGCTTGATCGGCTCTTCCTGATAGACCGGGCCTGTGTCGGTGGTGGTGCTCATGGTCGACGATCCCCTACGTCCTCACGCACAAACCCCGGTATGGCATAGACGTAAGCCTTCGCCATAGTCGGTCCTTTCTTCTGCCCGAACGCGTCATCCTCGGGCTGGTCCGGAGGCATCCCGCCAGCGGCCTGTGTGCCGGGTTGTGCATCGGCGGGATCACCCTCACCGTCGACGGTCCCGAAATCCTCTTGCTCCCCAGGCTTATCCCCGCCGAACTCATCCCCCGGCTGGCCTGGTGGCGGGCCCTGGACGTCGATCTGCCATACTGGCACCAAAGCCGGGTTGAGCGGCGCGGTGCCAAAGTCCAGACCACCCTCATCGACCGGATAGGGCTCGTATCCCATTTCCGCCCGCAGTTCATTGGTCGACAGGATCAGCTTCCGCGCTTCCCAGACCTGCTCATCGTTCTCATCCTCCAAGCCAACCCAGCGGAAACAATATTTCTCCGAGAACTCCCCCACAATGAAGTCGGTAAGCGTCTGTTCATAAAAACTCATGAACGGCCGCAACCCCTTGTCTTTTGCCGCGGCCAGCTTTTCACCCGTGTCGCTCCCGGAGAGCGACGATTTATCGGCAGAGAACGACTCGAAATTGATCTCCGCCGGGTCCATCCCGTAGATCGCACAAACAATGGACGCAAGAAACGACATCCATTTTGCGAAATACATTTCATTGAACTCAACGCCAAAGGACTCGAATGTCGCTTTGCTTTCTGTGTCCTTCGATATCATGACTGGTAAGGCCCAGGCGTTATTGATGCCTTTGACCATGCTGTTCCAGTATCGACGGAATGCGCTGATATCTTCTTGTGAGTAATCCCCGCTCATGTGGAGCAGGCCCTTCGGTATAGAGTTTTCGTCGAAACCCCTGATATTATAGGTTAATGCGTTCAGAAACCCGGTCACAATCCGGATCATCAGTTCCGGCTCACCCAGACCATATCCGGATAACCGGACATCGGTGCGTGGGTTGCGCACCTCGTAAACGAGCTGGTCCATTGTGTAGGCGGTCACAATCCGGCCGTTGACCACCTGAAGGGCGAAGATCTCGTCGTCCCCCTGGTAGCCGTCCTCCATGCAAAGCCGGATTGTCGCGCCGTCCACCGCATAGAACCCGTCCAGCCCCAGAGACCGGTCGCGCTTCCATTCTGTTTCGATCGGACACGCGTCCATGGCCAGCGAGTCGCGCATCGACTTGGCCATGAAATGGGCAAACGGATCGCGCCGCAGCCGCTTGCGTTGGCGCGCGTTGAATTCCCAGCCGCAATTCGCCATGAATTTGGCAATCAGTTGCGTGCTGGTCTGCTCCTCAGACGTCAGGATGTGCGTCCGGTCGACGTGGCGAATTTCAAACCCTGGGCCGCCATCCTCCGAGATCTGGCAGAACCGGTTGACTTGGCGCACCCGGGTTTGCAGGACCGAGGCAAGGATAGGGGTTTGCTCGCACATCACGCGCAGCGCATCAAAGCCCACAGGAGACGGTTTTTCGAAATACTCGCCCGAAGCAAAGACCTGAAGGTCATCGACGTACAGCGAGCGCATGCCAGGGCCAGGCTTGTTCGTCGGCTTGCCCTGCGTTGTCCCCCAACTCCCCCCTCGCGCATCGGGAAAGGTGAGGATATTGGCAGACCCCCGTGCTTTGAGGAGCGCGCTGTCCTCAAGCCCCTGGTCAATGAAGCTGATGATTTGCTGCATCTCCGATGAAGGAATGAGGCCGGAACCGGTCGGTCGGTAGATCCGGCCGAGCTCGGCGTTGGCGTCAAATCGTTCGGAGGCCGGAGCCGCTTGGTCGAAAGCCGTCTGGCGGGGATCGTCGCTCATGCCGCATAGTGCCATCACGACGGAAAGAAACAGCGAGCCGGACGGGCAACGTGTGCCCGGATCGCTGTAAGGTTGTAGACGTAGGGATCCAGCCAAACCATCAGACCCAGGGGGGAGGAAACCCGTCCTAGAGCGATGGCGTAGATCATACCGCTTGGATTCGCGGCAAGGTTTTATTTTGGGTCGAAGAGCTCGCAGGAAACAGCGGTCGCTTCGGTCGTGAACATGCGCAGGTTGCAGTAATTGATATCCGCCTTGTAGTTGACGCACCCGCTGCACGTTCCAGGCCGATAGCCCTGGTCCATCATGTTGGCGACGTGAACCGGGAAGCCAGGCATGTTGCGTGTGACCTTTTCCCCCAGCGGGGTGTCTGACTTGGGCCGCTCGCCCTTCTGACCGGAATCCGGAATGATGAACTGCGATGCTCCATGTACTCTCGTGAACCCGACGTCAGCCAGCATCGTTGCGAATGAAAAATGTGGATCAATGCCGCGTAGTTTTACAACCTTGGGTTTAGGTTTTCTGGTCTCGTCATCCTGCTCGACCACCAATCCCGTGGCGCAGTAGTCGCGGAATACCATATCGCGGATGATGTTGACGCGCTTCCACTCGCCATCGTCCAGCACCGTCTGCTCAAGGACCGCCGATGGAAACAGGCAATGTCTGTTCTTGATACGCATTAACGAAGTTTGCATCATTCGGTACTGCTGGACGCCAACCGTGTACCGACTACGATCGTCCTCTGCCGTTTTGCGATCACTGCGCGATGCGGCATCTCCCCAGGTCAGCATGTCCGCGCTGGCACCCGTATAGGCAGAAACCATGTATGCGCGGCCAGACCACCGGGCGCAGAAGCGCCTAGCGTCGTTGGCGTTCGGCAGCTGCTCAACCGTCGCGATGGAGACCCGGTATTGCTCCATCAGTTCATCGACCCTGGCAAACGGATCGCTGTTGGTGTCAAATATGGCCTCGCAGTGAATGATGGCCTGCCGATTGTCAGGCAGCCGCTTCTTGATGACGACGGCGCACCACGCGGCATGCTGATCCACGCCCATGTAGACGTCGCCCGCGGCGTTGGATGCCTGCCACTGCAACCCCAGCCGCTCGCCTTCCTCGGCACTGGCCATGCATGCTGCCATGTCGAGCGGCACCTGCTTGGGGTCGATATAGGGAAGCCCTAGCTTCCGGTTCCAGAATGACTTTCGTTGATCACCTGTAATGGCGCGGTTCCAGGCTTCAATCATATCCCTAGCTGTGATTGTGCTCGATACGATCTGGGAAATATGGAAGCTGTCTATGTGCGCATCCGGACGCGCGGCAACAAACCTGCCCGGGTTTGCTGGATCTCTGATCCATGCCGAGCACTTCGGGCAGCAATAGACATAATCGAGGGGAGCTTCCTCGATCTGCCCGGTGTTCAGCGTCACGCACGACGGGAAATGCTGCGACAGGTCGCTTTCAGCGCCGCATGCGGTACACAGGCTGTACCAGGATTTCATGCTCCCGAGGCTCCACCATTTCGCGATGTCTGCCTCGGGCATATTTGCCGTTGATAACATGAAACGAAGTCGTAGCCGACTGGCGGACATGCGCTCGTAGATGCGGTCTAATTGTTCGAGAGATATCTGTTGGACTTCATCAACGATTTCAGCGTCCATGGCGCGAGATTCTGTCACCGTCTCAGAACTCGTCCACCCGAACAGGAAATGAGACTCACCTAGAATCCTCGTCAGGACGTTCTGCTCGCCAACGTTGATGATCGACCCGTCGGGCAACGTCCTCGTCGTGAGGCGTCTATGCAAATCCGGCACGGCCCGGATCAGACGAAGGAAGCGGCGTTGCGATATATCAAGAGCTGTAGCCTGGTCCGGAAGGAACATGCCGATCACCAGCGGTTCCCACGCAATCGCGATCCACAACGCATATAGGAAAGAAAGCACAGACGCCCCCATCTGCGCGCTTTTCATCAAAACGATAGTAGAACGTCGCGCTTCCTCGATGGTGGCCGGCATCGACATGTAAATCTGTTTTAAGACCGGTCTCGAACTAAGCTCGAAGTCGATACCATCGATTTTTAGCCCCTGCTGGGCCAAACTCTCCACCCATGGGACGAACCCCAGAATGGCGGCTTCGCTTTTCCGACCGGATGCAACCGTGATCCGGTCAAGTTGGGCCAACCATTCCGAACGGAGGTCTATACCACTCACAAGAGGCGGCCGATCGACCGCGCCCAATCAATCGGATCTTTGTCGTGTTTTCTCCGGTTGCAAGGCGCACATAGAAGCGTAAGCCCAGGTCCCTCTGGAAATGCTACATTCCCGCAGGAACACTGGCATTTCCATCTGGACCGCCCTCCCGCAGGCGCTCTTACGTACTCGATCACTTTTAGCCGACCAAACGTCTGACCCGTCAGATCGATAAGATTCACAGCATCGCCCCATGCCCGAGTTCCCGCATCTCGGACAGGATTG